AGGTTTCAAAAAAATAGGAGAATCACAGTTTAAAAAATAGTTTTTATTTATGGTATCATTGTTGTTACAGCAATGGGATCGCACGTATGCATTTTTGAGATCTTTGCAACTTATAACGGCAAGCGTGTTGTTACATCCAAGTTGATGTGCCAAGTTTAATACGGTTACATTATTACAACAGTCATATGTTTTGTAAACATTTTTGACATCCAAACACTTCATGTTTGATTGACAACTGGAAAAAAATAAATGTTGAATATTTATTAAAATAAAATAGTATTTAGATTACTTTGTATATATATTTTACAGGTTTTTAACATGTAAAACATTTTCGAGCTTTTTATAGCATAATTAACTAATCTTCTATTTTTTCCACTCTTCTCAAAATTTGTGTTTGGCCCTTTCCTCCGCATTTTTCAACTTCCGTCACAACGCGATATCCAGGAGGGCAGTTGTCTGGATCCAAATTGATTGATGAATTTCTCACTATTTTTTTCGGAGTTGAAACTTTCAACTTTTTCTTAGGAGGAGATTCTGGCGGATTGATGATACTCCATTCAAACTTGTCTATTTTATAGGCCAAAACTCTTTTGAGAAATTTTGTAGTTTTTCCATTGTAACGGTTGCTTTTTAGCATATTTTCAATGTCTTGAATTGAATAAAATTGTGTATAAAGTTTGGAAATCTTTAAGGTTGCAGAGGCACGCGCAGTCATCGTCGTGGTCATCGTCGTGGTCATCGTCGCGACCATCGTCGTGGCTATTGGTCAAAGTGAATCAAACAGTTTAGTATTCACGGTCATACTCTGTAAAGCTCTGTGCACGAGTGAATGACAAAAACAAGCGATGATAACTCTGAAAAACAATACACTCCATCTTTAGAAAAGCTCAACCGCTTGTTGAAAGAAAAAGGGTTTGAAAGATATGCTATTCTAAGGAATCTAATAAATAGCTATGCCGAAATTTCTAAAGACGATGTATCTAAATATGTTAATATGCTGAGACATATTCATGTAAACTGTCCAAACGACAAAAAAATAAAAAATGCTCACAAGTTATTGGACGTTGATGAGAATGGTCCAAAACACAAAGAAAACAAATTTATGGACTATTTGAAAAGTAGAAACATCGAACTTTTTAAAAATGATTTATTTCGTTTAGATTATTCAGTTGATTTTTTAACTTTAAAAGAAGAGTTGGGAACTAGAGATAAAGGATGGGAAAAAGATGTCGGAATAACCGATAACGGATGGATGGCGAATGGTGCCGCACTATTGCTTGGGGTGCAAATAAATAAATTAACAAATGGAGCTGTTTTCGACATTTATACATATGGAAAGAATAAATCACTAAAAAGTAGTAAAAAAGAAGATGAAAAAAAATTAAAAAATGAAATAAAGAAAAATTTGAAGCTAGTAAAAGATAGAAAACATAATTTAAAAAAAAGAATTTTTCAAGAAATATATAAATGTGAAGAAAACTTTAAGCTTGATGACTCTCAAAAAAAAGTAGTTGAAAAAAGAGTTGAAATAGAACATAAACAAGAGTTGGCATGTATGGGTTGGCTGGGTCCAAGCTCTGTATCTCAACGGAGATTTACATATCCTGAGACAACTCAATACGTGATTCCAGATGTTATGGAAATAAGTTCAAACATAGATTTAGAAGAAATAAAATTGAGTGATGGCTTGGATATGCCAATAGGAATACCGTGGGAAGTAAAAGATGCAGATAAAATTAATTCGGTAGAACATGCACTGGGTCAAGGTATTTTTCAAAGACATTTTACGAATTCAAAATTCAACAGTTTTTGGCTGTTTAGTAAACAAGTAAGTGGTGTAAGGAATTTTGAGCTACTTTGCAAATTTTGTGGGGAAAATGTTAGAACAATTATTCTCGCTAAGCTAATAGAACCATTTGATTGCGAAACTGTAACATACGAAGAGTCTAAAAATAATATAATTGCCGTTTATGACAAAGGAGAGATAACATGGCTTGTTGAGAGAAGTGAGTTAGAAGAAAAAAAGGAAGAACGATTAAATACTAACTTAGAAGAGTTTGATGATTTGGATCTCCCACCTTTGTGTGCAGTTTAATTTTTTTAATTTTAAAAAATAATGATAGACTCAGTATTGTTAATAGTAATATGTTCACTATTTTGGTACGATTCGTGGAATGACATGTCCGTAACTGGAATTCCTATGCTTTTTTCGTTATTTATGTTTGCGTTTTACACAAACATGTTTCCCAGTAACGTTTACGAATATAGTACACCAAGTGTAATTGAAATAGTAATCATGACAGTTTCAACTGATTTTTTACAATTTTTAGTGCATGTTGGAACTCATAAAAAAATGTTTGGGAAACTTGTCTACGATTCACACAATATACATCATAAAGAGAAAAATCCCAAGCCAAAAGATGCTTTTTCAACAGGAGTATTGGATGCTGTTATACAACTAATAATACCTCTTTACATTACTATTTGTATGGTAAATCCGAACAGATGTTCAGTTACATTATTTGGTTTGATGTATTCACAATGGCTGTTGTTCATACACAGCGACAAGAAAGTTTGTTCAAGTTATTTAGTTTCTGCTGAGTATCACAAAAAACATCATGTAAAACCAGATACAAACTTTTCACATATTTTTCCGGTTTGGGACTTTTTCATACTCTCAGAGTCTTAGAGACTTTTATGGTTTAATTTTATGATCATATCATATTATCTAAAGAAATGACTTTTTTATTCACTACAAGTGTTGATCCGACGCCAAGAATTTGTATAAGCCGCGAGGCGGGGGCGAATGATAAACGCACATTGTCGCGGTCGTCGACATGAGCAAAAAACCCACATGTGAATAAAGAATATTGTGTGTATATATAATGTCTATGTTTGAAGCGTGTCACCCATATAATACCAATGCGACGTTCCCTGTGATTCTACCACGCCCTACGGATCATTTATCGTCGAATGTATGTTCGCACTCCACGCAACAAAGTCGTGCAATAAGCACTCTGTTCAGTGCGAGTGGAACGTTTGTGGAATTTGGAGGAAATGACGGATTTCACGAGAGCAATACACGGCACCTCGAGTGTAGGGCGTCCTCATTGAACCGTTGCGACGTCCATGGAGTAAGAGCTGCATCAATCGTCCTCGTGCCATATCTGTGCGATCCGCGGTATGTGAGACTCATGCTTTTGTAGATATTTCGATACCTGGGAAGAGGACGGCCGCATCTGGCATTCGTCATCACATGAGTCAACTCTCGGTCGATGTCTTTCTGAAAAAATCGATGGAACACATCGAAAATGTTCCATGTCGACCATTTACCTCCATTGTGAGCAGAGATCAATGTATAGATTATCTTAGCATTGACGTCGAAGGTGCGGAATGGAGTATCTTGAAAACATTTGAATTTAAGGTCATGTGTATACACGCCATCAGTGTGGAGATGCACGCGAGCAACAAGCAACGCAATCAAAATATTTCCAATAAATTGACAGAAAATGGGTTTTACCTTGTCAAAACGATACCCATTTGGCACATGCACATTGCCGATGAGATGTATGTGAATTCCACTTTTCTGCCTGGCGAGAGGAGTCAAAAACCGCACATTTGGTTACGCCCATCCACATAGGACAATACCCACATGCTTTTTGAAATCACTAGGAATTGAAGAGGCGGAGGCTGTGCTTACGACGGACATCGACGCAAAAATTTAAGTTTCAAAAAATGTTCTTATCATAACGATGTTTAAAACCACACCCTCCGTGTGATTTTATTGTCCTTAAAATATATGTGTTTTGTTTGAGCATCGTTAGTTCTACACCACCAAAATAAGAGGCTTCTTTTGCAAAAGTGCTTCCAGCAGTACCAACAATCATATTTGACGAAGCAAGTGTTGCAAACTCTAATAAAGATTTTTTATATCCGTTTTTTTTATTAGAGTGTTTTGAATAAGACGGGTCATTGTTTATGACAAACTTATAATTTTTCAAATATTCTTTTACATGTACAGAGTTTGTTGTTAAAAATACTTGCGATGCATTTATGATTTTGATGCAGCGTATTGAATGATCTATTCCTTTTAGTTCTTTTACCGTAAGTGGCATTTTTTTATAGTCGTTTCGTCTTATCTGAAACCCCAACCAGTTTTTGCGTAAACCCAATGAATAAATATATTTATTCAAAGATTGTTGAAATTCTTGTGTGGGTTTAAAAAGTTTTTTGTAAATAAAGTGTGCGTTTTTTTCAAATCCCAAATCGTTGTACAGCTGTTCCAGTATAATTGTTTTTTCGTTACTGTATCCCCATTTTATTATGGTTGACGACATGGATGGGAACGTCTCTCTAAGAACTACAGGACAGTTATTTTTCTTCAAGTCATAGTATCTGGAATAATTGAATTGCTTGTTAAACTTTGTATGAAAAAAAGAAGATTCTGTTTCATCATATGGCCAATCTATAAAAAAACTACGATTTGTTGTTCGAGCAAGTGCATAGGCTCCTCTTATTCCTGCCAAACGGTTTCCGAATCCATTATTTTTGTGAGGTCGTACAATAAGCGATCTATCTTTCGAAGAAATACAGTTTCTACATATATTATTTTTACATAATTCCATTTTTTAAAGTTACAATAATAAGGTATTTTATAATTGAAATAAATGTAGTCTGGTTTTAAAAACGAACAAATGTAAGAAGTTAACTTTTTATTTGTTAAAAAAATATTTTAATTAATTTGTTTGTGATTTCGCCTTAACGAGCTGGGATTGTTATGACTTTTAGTGTCTGGAGCCGAAATGTTGGCTATTTTTAAAAAAAATTTCCAATATTTTTCATATTCTTCTATTTTTCCTATGAAATTTATATAAATATAAGTAACTATTCATTCTTATGTCTAAATATTCTCCCTCTCCAAACTGATTTATCTAATATTTTATTCGTGGTATTAGATATCAAAAGTGCATATCTCCAAAATGTTTGATCACCCCATCTATAATTCCAGCCATAATTCCACATAAAATCTGAATACTCGATAATTATATCCGATGTAAAAAGATCGACATTACCTCCTATGAAATTGCTGTAATAAATATAATTATGGTTCTCCCAATTTTTTAAAAAACAGTATTTTTTAGATATTTTAAATGCATCTTTGTCACACAATGGGTTTTCATTCGTATACATTTTTGTATGTAAAAAATATGGATTATATGTACGAACAGTTTTCAACAAGTTTACTTTTTGCAGTATTTTCACATCAGCATCTATTTTGAAGAAGAAGTCATATTTTTTCAAAAGTTGTATCTTAAGCATTTGATTTGTATAATATCTAGTCGATAAACTGTAAGACATGTTTTGTTTAGGGTGACAGTAACTCCGAGGATGTTTTTTTGTAGTTTCTTCAAATGATTGTACACCGGGCGGCAGATGCAAATTAGCACCGTAGATATATACAGTATTTTTACCAAGTGTTTTGTATCGTTTTACATTATATTCAGTGTTTACATAATCAAGTTTTAGTTTATTTTTAATATTATTTCTTTCTAAAGTGTGTACTATCATATCTACATTTTTCTTAAGAATATATTTGTCATATGAACCGAAATTTTCGGAAAATATATTTTCATAATTTTTATTTGATAGTAATGTTATTATTACAACATTTTTTATACTTTTGTTTTTATTATAGAAAGATTTGCAGTTCATTATTACTTGATATAGTTAATGTTTTTACTATTTTTTAATGCGTAGTGAATATATTCTGTAAAATGTGAAATATTTTTTAATATTTATAAATATTATTTAACTAATATATTATTTTTCCAAAATTCAACAGATTTTAA